AATGGACGTCTACAACGGCAGCCGCATCGTAGATCTGAAGGTCGTTCGTGACTTCGAGAGTATCTGGGACAAAGGATACGGACGGCGCTCATGGATTGAATACTGGGGCTACGACGTGCAAGGTGCAGTCTACCAGAAGGTCGTCGAGCTCGTAACCGGTAAGCAGTTACCGTTTTTCCTCGTAGCGGTCACAAAAGAGAAGATTCCGGACGTCAAGATTATCGAGATCCCGCAGCATATTCTCAACGCGGCTTTAGGCATGGTAGAGGCTAAAATCGAGAGGTTCGACCTCATCAAGACGGGGCAGGTCGAGCCGATCCGCTGCGAAGAGTGCGATTACTGCAAGCAGACGAAGATAATCAGGGCCCCGGAAGTGTACGAGATAGAGGAGGCAATCTGATTTAACTCATAGGTTCATACTGCGGGCGGCGTATCAATCAATTAATTCAGAGAAACCACAAACGCATACGCACCACACTATTTTATAAATGCGCCGTCCGTAGATGAAGGAAATGCGAAACGAGCCGATTCAGTAATAAGGCGGGGCGGAGCTCCTATAAACATATTTAATCATTAACTACTGCAAGGGTCATTCGCGACGTTTTTCATACCGCCCCGCTTTATATATGGAGGAATACAAATGCTAAATCACATAACAATTCACGGCAACCTCGGACGTGATCCGGAGCTGAAAGAGTTCCAGCGAGACGGAGAGACGCGCAAACTGGTCAACTTCTCCGTCGGATGCAGCCGAGACTTCGGAGACGAGACCGACTGGTTCGACGTAACCATGTTCGGCAAGAGGGCCGACGTAATCGACAAATGGTTCAGCAAGGGCTCGGAGATTATCGTCTGGGGCCGTATGCAAGCCGATACGGTCGAAAAGGACGGCAATAAGCGCAAATACTGGAAACTGATTGCCGACGGATTTGACTTCTGCAGGAATAGTTCCGGAGGAGCTGCAACCGCTCCGGCAAGTAGCGGAACGATACCGGACACACCAGAAGACGACGATGATGTTCCATTTTAGGAGGGTACTCAATGTATATTAAAGGATTTGACACAGAACTTAAATGCCGCGGGTTTCAATTCGAAATCGGCGAGACGTACAAAATAGAACATACGGAACCGATGAAATTATGCACTAACACGGTTTTTCATTTCTGCGATTCATTGTCGAAGGTACATCAATTCTATAACGTGGACCGCGACAATCGTTTCTGCGTAATTGAGGCGCTTGGTGAAGTTATCACAGACGGCTCAAAATGCGGATCTGATCACATTCGCATTATACGGGAACTGACCGAGGAAGAACTGAAAATCATGACAGGACGAATTAATGGCAACGCCGGACTGTTCAACTCCGGGTACAGGAACTCCGGGGTCATGAACTCCGGGTACATGAACTCCGGGTACATGAACTCCGGGTACATGAACTCCGGGTACATGAACTCCGGGGACAGGAACTCCGGAATCGCAAACAAATGCAACGAATCAAACGGAGTCTTTTGCAACGAATCCGATATGAACATCCGCATATTCAACAAGCCATCCGGCATGAGCTTGCACGACTTCTACAACTCAAAATTCTGGGTGGCGATGTGTTCCGAATCGTATGAGTTGACTGTATGGGAATCGTACACCGAAGAAGAACGTGCCGCAGACCCGGAAAAGGATAGAAGGGGCGGCCATCTTGTCGGCAGAACACCAGAGGAAGCATGGGCGGAATGGTGGGAGAAGCTGACGGACGAAAACAGAGAAATCATAAAACAGATACCTAATTTTGATCCGGACGTTTTCAAAGATATTACAGGAATTGAGGTTTAACCATGAAAGACATCGACAAGAGCTGGTATGATTTCGAAAAGGAACAGCCGAAAGAGAGCGGTTACTACGAAGTCGAGGACAGGACAGGCAGACGCTTCGTCACATGGTACGAGAAGACTATCAACGGCTTTGACATGATGTGCGATGGCGTTGGGTACAAGATCATCCAATGGAGGAAGACCGATGATTAGAAAACCGATATGTTTCAGTTACAGCAAATACATCGAGATGCGAGAAGCCTACGAGCAGCTCCTGGCAGACAATCAGAAACTCTCGGCGGATAATAGGAAACTGAGAGAACGAGTCTCGAACCTTGAGATCCGCTGCAGGATTGAGGAGGAGCGTAATGGCTAAAATTCCTCAGCAGATAACATTTGCAGAAACAACGCCGGAGTACGAGTCTTTTGTCGAGAAATTCAAGCCGAAGAAAACAACGGACGACTGCTACACGCCGGACAATATATACGAGGCCGTTCTGGAATGGACCTGCAGGACATACGGAGTAAAGCGCAGCGATGTTGTTCGACCGTTCTGGCCTGGCGGCGATTATGAGCGCTTCGATTACCAGGAAGGATGCGTCGTTGTAGATAATCCGCCGTTCTCCATTATCTCGAAGATCGTAGATTTTTATAACCAGAACGAGATCAAATATTTTTTATTTGCTCCGCATCTTACAAACCTCGGAATCGGTCGAGGGCTTGGATGCTGTCATATAATCGCGAACGCAGACATAACATACGAAAACGGCGCGAACGTTGCAACCTCATTTGTTACTAATTTAGACGAGCGGTTAATCGTTGCAGATCCGGAATTATGCGAGGCAATTAAAGAGGCAAACAAAGAGAACACAAAGAGCGACAGAACAATTCCGAAATACGTTTTTCCAGATAATATCGTAACCGCTGCGAAAGTCGGATGGATCGTCGAGAAGGGGATACCATACGAATTAAGAAGAGAGGACGCGATACATATACGAGCACTCGATAGCATGAGAGCAGCAGGAAAGGCTATATTCGGTTCGGGTTTTCTGATAAGCGAACGAGCAGCAGCAGAGAAGGCAGCAGCAGAGAAGGCAGCAGCAGAGCGATGGACGTTGTCTAAACGCGAGATATTGATAATAGAGGAGCTTGGAAAGAATGGTTTACAATAAATATATTATTGTCGACACAAGGGAAAAACCGAAAGCAATAAGTCGCATTTTAGAGCACTTCGACAAAAACGGCGTCCCGTACGAGGTAAGCAAACTATTATTCGGTGATTACATGGACTATAACCGGCCGCAGATCGTAATAGACCGCAAACAGAATATCGCGGAGCTGGCGAAAAACTGCACGATAGAGCACGAACGGTTCCGGAGAGAACTGGAGCGTGTCAAGGCAACCGGGTCGGAGTTGGTGATACTGGTAGAACAGAACCGGTACAAGGACCGGGGCGAGACGGTCGAGGTCCGGGGCATCGAGGATCTGATCCGATGGTCCTCGCCGCATACTCAAGTCCGGGGCGAGAAGGTCTATCGGGTACTGGCCTCATGGAGCTCAAAATACCCGATTTGCGTGCAGTTTTGCGATAAACGGTCAACTGGTCGAAAAATACTCGAAATACTCTACACGGGGCGAACAGATGCTCAGAGGGGGAAGTAATGTCAAAGAAGGACTCAACAATTTTATACCATGACCAAATGGCAATCGTCCGGAAGTGGCTGGACGCCGAACAGATCGGGCGGCTTATGATCGCATTATTCGAGTTCGAGGACGGAGGGAATCCGGACGTCGCTGCAGACATTGGCATGGCTTTCGACTTTCTCACTCTCCAGGCGAAAATAGACCGCGATAAGTACGAGGAGAAGTGCAGGAAGAACCGCGAGAACGGAGCAAAAGGCGGAGCTCCGAAGGGTAACAAAAACGCGTCAAAACAACCGAAACAACCGAACGCGAAAAAAAACAACCCTAATGATAATGATAATGATAATGATAATGATAATGATAATGATAATGATAATGATAATGATGCCGGTGCGGCCATTCACTCAGCAGATTCAGATCTTTCATTATTCGGGGAGCACGAGAACGTCGAGCTGACTGACGAACAACGGCAGGAGCTGATGGACAAATTCGAGCGGTCCGGGGCTCTGATCGACGAGGTCAGCGACTGGATCCACAACGCGAAGAACCACGTACCGGACCATTACGGGCTCTGTGTGCGATGGGCGAAGAACGCGGGCTGGCCGAAGCGACGAAAAATCGAGCCAGTCAAACCGATAATCGTAGAGGACCCGCTAACTGAGGAAGAGCAGCGGGCGAAGGTAGCTGATATGCGGGCGAGGCTGAACGGTGCGTTAGCCAGCGGATAAGGAGTAAAAAATGACACTAATAAAGCGAGAAGATGCGATGGGCGCGGTGCAAGACCATTTTAACGCTGATGGTTTCAAGGGATATGATGACGGACAGAAAATGATGAACAGAATCAAGGCACTACCATCAGCCGAAGCCAAGCATGGTCACGGAGATGGACAATGGTTTGACCTGACGGATGCTTTGACAGTTAAACGAGACAAGTGGATTCCATGTAGTGAGATGTTGCCACAGCCAAAAGACGAAACACAGCGGAGAGGGTGGTATCTGACTACCAACGAACATAAAAGCGTTGGAATAACTTGTTACGAGTTTTACGGAATCAAAAGCAAAGGGTGGCGGTCAGATTTTGAGATACTCGCATGGATGCCGTTACCTATGCCGTACAGAGAGGATGGTAAAGAATATGATTTGGCTACAGAGCAGATGGAACACGATGCCCTATATGAGCCAACGTATAGCTCTGAAGATGGGGGCATGTGAGAGGCGGTGATGATAAATGCCGACAGAAAACGGAGAAATAGGAACTATATATATCGCAGACAATGACGGAAATTATCACGAATTGGGCGGTATCAAAGAAATCAACATAGAGCTTGATGAAAGCGTTGATGTGGCGGAAATGGACTTTTCACTTACTGACGAAATCACGATTCCGATAACACTATCAAGAAAGTCAAAAAAGATATGGGGAAAGATTTTGATGATGCCAAAGTATGTAATAACAGAATGGTGTTTCCCAAGAAAAAAGAAAAGGGGAACAATGCGGAGAAACAGACGCAAAGGCGGTGATACAGAGAAATGAGTCTGATAAAAACAAAAGACGCATACCAGGCGATAAGGTCGTTAGATCCGGGACAAAGGATGGACGACTTCGCGGTATTAGATGCTTTAATGGATTGTGAAATTGTAGAACATAGGCCGAAGCTATTATTAGATTTAATGCTGGAAACGTCTCCACCGAAGAGAGTTTTAATCAATCCGAATATTGTCGATATTGTAAGGCCGGCAGAATGTTCAACGGAGATCGTTGCGATATTAGATGAGCGACATACAGACATATTTTATGTCATGGAGTCCGTCGAGGAAGTTAGATCTCAGATGCGCCTGGCCTTACAAGTAGAAATGGAGTTAAGAAAATGAACAAGCGCGTTTATATCGCCGGACCGATAACCGGCGTAGCAGGATATACGAGGCACTTCGAGAGAGCGTCGAGGCTCCTGGAGTCAAAAGGGTTCGAGCCAGTCAGTCCGATAAAGGACGGGCTAGTAGACGGCGCGGATTATCGGTACTACATCAACAGGGGGCTGCGGCTTCTGGAGGAGTGCGAATTTATCTGTATGCTGCCGGGTTCGAACAAGAGCAAGGGCGCGATGCTTGAGCTGCATTATGCGACGTGCTGCGGGTTGCCGGTGTTCCAGATCTCAGAGGATTACGAGCGCGTCCTGGGCGCGACGATGAATGAGGAGGCGAGGCTATGATATTCAAGATCGGATTGATTCTGACGGTGTTCGTAACCATACCGGCGTTCATCCTCGGGGCGTTTATGTATCTGGTACTGGAATCAGATCCGGACGATGACGAGCCGGAACAGACTTGTAACAACTGCAACCATTGTTCCTGGTATCTGGACGGATGGTACTGTACTTGCGAGGAGAGTCTGGAATACGAACGAGAGGTCGAGCCGTACTGGGTAGGCTGTGACGACTGGGAGAGTGACGAAGGATGAAAGCAAAGGAATACTTGAAACAATACAAAGAGGCCATGAGGCGGGTCGCTGTTCTGCAGCAGGAATACGACGAAGAGATGGATCTGATCGACAACATCCGCAGCAGTCTCGGGGGAGACGGGATGCCTCGGTCTGGAGAGATCAGCAAGAAGGTCGAGAACCAGGCAATCAAACTGGCGGAGAAATCAGAGGGGTTATACGAGGCGAAGCTCGAAGCACTTCGATTGCAGAATAGGATCTTTAAAACGGTCATGATGGTACCGGGAGACGCGGGGTCTGTATTGTACGAGAGATATATCCGATTGCACAAATGGGAGACGATTTCGGACAACATCGGTTACTCTATCAGACAGACGCACAACCTTCACAGACAAGGGCTCGAGGCGATTGAAGAAATAATCAATCCATGAAAAGATTGCACACTATTGCACATTATTTTGTGGTAATATGGCATTGTCAAAGAGGTGGATAGAACCACCAAGACGGATCACCTTAGCCGGAGATATCCGGCGTTATGGCGAGAGTAGAGTATCCAGGTGCAACTCCTGGACTCGCCGCGTACCCAAACCAAATATCAGCGCAAAGGGACGGAGAGCATCCGTCCCTTTTGCGTGGAGGTAAACATGGCGAAACCATTCGCGAGAAAGTTCTACAGCTCGAAGGCATGGCAGGACTGCCGGAACGAATATGCAAAACGGCAGCACTACCTATGCGAGAACTGTATGCGTAAAGGGATATACAAGCCGGGGGAGATAGTGCACCACATGATCGAGCTGGATCAAGTGAACATCGAGAACCCGGAGATCGCACTGAGCTTTGATAATCTGATCTTGTTGTGCCGAGACTGTCACGCGGAAGAACACAAGGCACATAACAAAGGCAGACGTTATATGTTCGGCGATGATGGAAAAATTATTTTGAAATAATTTAATAATATTTGCGGTCGGATACTCATGTTCGGATATGTCCCGAGCCAGACCTCAAATGAACGGGAGTGACTGCGGTTGCTCCCGATTTTATTGGAGGGAATATGACAAGGGCAGAACAGATGAGAGCGTTTAAAGCTGAGGGACATACATCAAAAGAGGTCGCTGACTTGTTTGGGGTTAGGGCTGATTACGTCAGGAGAATATGCAAAGGTGTCGCACCGCAATCGAATAAGAACACAGAGGACGAAGCAGCGCAAAAGATAAGAGAGAAGAGTAACGGACTGCTTGAGTATGTTTCGGGATATACGATAAAAGAGAGGCCGGTCAGAGTGCGCTGTTTGGTTTGTGGCGGAGAGTTTGAGAGAACATTCCACAACCTGACAACAAAGGGCAGCGTTACTTGTCCATATTGTGTAGAGCGAGAGCGACTTCAACTTAAAGAAGTAAAAGAGGCAGAGCGGGAAAGAGAGCGTAAAGAACGCAAAGCTAAAGCACAAGAACGCGAAGCTGAAAGAAAACGAAAGAGCGAAGCGTGGAAAAACAGACCATACCACGAGTGCATAGTGTGCGGAACACTTACACAGAATCCGAAGTATTGCTGTCAGAGTTGTAGGAACAAAGCAAACTGGGCAGCGAAGGAACATCGTAGACGCGCAAGGATGAAAACTCAAATGATAGACAGCGATATAACTGTCGAAGGTTTATTCAGACGGGACAAAGGTGTGTGTGCTATTTGTGGTAAGCGTTGCGACTTAGAAGATTATACAGTTCGTGACGGGATATTTATTGCGGGAGATTGGTATCCATCGGTCGATCATATCAAACCAATAAGCAAAGGCGGTCTACATAGTTGGGGGAACGTTCAACTCGCTCACAGAAGATGTAATACACTTAAAAGCGACAACGAAAAAGAATAAATACTTCCCCCATAAAATTTTATCGTCAACACGCACATAGACCGGCGTGTGAACTTGCATTTTCCTCCGTATTAGGTAAAGAATGGCAAACAATGGCCGAAGATAGGCAAAGAAGGGGCAACGTGGAAGACTATATCCTGAGTTACTACCAACAAATGAAGGACGGCCGGGCAATAGTAGGCAGATGGATCCTGCTGCTATATGAATACATCATCAAGGGACTGGAAGACGGTCTCTTTTTTTACGACATAAAGAAGGCGCACCGGAAAATCCGCTGGATTGAGAAACATACGCACCACGTCAAAGGAAAGTGGGCTCCGAAGACGATAAAACTGGAACTCTGGCAGAAAGCAGCAATCTCGATCATGTTCGGGATCGTCGACAAAGACGGAAATCGCCAATTCCGGGAAGTGTTCATGCTTATGGGGCGTAAATGCGGTAAGTCGACAGTTGCTGGCGGCGTGATCGGCGCAATGATGTACGACGATGAGGAATACGGGGCGGACGTTTACTGCTGTGCTCCAAAGGTTGACCAGGCAGACATTGTTTACGATGCGTTCTGGCGCTCGGTTCTTCTAGATCCGGAGCTGAGTGCAATCACGAAGCCGAGGAAGGGCGACAAGTATGTCGAAGAAACGAATTCGGCCATTCAGAAGGTACCATTCACGGCGAAAACTGCAGACGGGTACAATCCGCATTTAGTCGTATGTGACGAGATCGCAGCATGGGCCGGGGACAAGGGACTCAAACAGTACGAGGTCATGGCTTCGGCGCTTGGATCCAGAGAACAACCGATGATATTCAGCATCACGACGGCAGGATACGTCAGCGACGGAATATTCGACGAGCTGATGAAACGGTCGACGCGAGTCCTTCTAGGGGACAGCAAAGAGACAAGGCTACTGCCGTTTCTGTATATGATCGATGATGTCAGCAAATGGAACGATCTCAACGAGCTGAAGAAGTCGATGCCGAATCTGGGCGTTTCAGTCTCGGTCGATTTTATGCTCGAAGAGATCGCAAAGGCAGAGGGTTCGCTCTCCAAGAAGGCTGAGTTCCTCTGCAAATACTGCAACATCAAACAGAACAGCTCGCTTGCATGGCTCCCGGCTCAGACCATCGAAGAGATCTCCGGAGATCCGCTAGACATCGAGGACTTCCGCGGTTGCTATTGCGTCGCTGGTCTCGACTTGTCACAGACGACGGACCTCACAGCTGCAGTCGTTCCGGTAGAAAAAAAAGGCGTTTTATATGTGTTCGCGCATTTTTGGATGCCAGCCGAAAAGCTGGAAACGAGGACGGCCGAAGATGGAGTCCCGTACCAGGCGTACATTCAGCGGGGTTTTCTGTCACTGAGCGGGGAGAACTTCGTGGATTACAACGACGTTAAGGCGTGGGTTGATTCGCTTGTCCGTGATCACGAACTGTATCCGCTGAAAATCGGATATGACCGGTATAGTTCGCAGTATCTCATCAAAGATCTGGATGCTGCCGGTTATCAGACCGACGATGTTTACCAGGGCGACAATCTCTGGCCAGTGCTTCAGGAGATGGAGGGGATGTTCAAGGACAAACGGATCCAGATCGGAGCAAATGACCTATTAAAGTCACATTTGCTAAATGCAGCAATCAAAATGAGCATAGAACGAGGCCGTGGCCGTCTCGTTAAGATAAACCAGCGGGCGCGGATTGACGGAGTCGCGGCTCTGGCAGATGCTATGACAGTCCGTCAGAAGTGGTACTCCGAAATCGGATACCAGCTCAGAAATGAGGAGTAGTGTATGAGCTTACTTGATAAAATATTCAGACCGGCAGAAGCGCAGAAGTCAGAGGACGCGCTGAGAGAGGCGAAGGCTTTCTTCCAGACACTGACCGCCTACCAGCCGGTATTCACTAATTGGGGCGGGGCGATCTATGAGAGCGAGATCGTCCGGGCAGCAATAGACGCCAGGGCGAGACACATTTCGAAGCTCAAAGTTGAGACGATTGGGACCGCTAACCCATCACTGCAAAGCAAACTGGCACAAGGACCGAATCAGTGGCAGACCTGGAGCCAGTTCCTTTATAGAGTCAGCACGATCCTTGACGTGAACAATACGGCGTTCATCGTTCCGGTATTCGACGAGCGGATGATTATTACGGGTATGTTCCCGGTTCTTCCGTCGTCCTGCAGTCTGGTCGAGTATGATGGCGAGATCTGGCTGCGGTATCAGTTCGCTAATGGACAGTATGCAGCAGTCGAGTTCCGGAAGTGTGCGGTACTGACAAAATACCAGTATCGCGACGACTTCTTCGGTTCACCGAACGGAGCGCTCAAAGAAACGATGCAGCTGATCCATATACAGAACCAGGGAATCGAAGAGGGCGTAAAAAACGCTGCGACGTTCCGCTTCATGGCTCAACTGGCGAACTTCGCAAAACCAACGGACCTGGCAAAAGAACGTGAGCGGTTCACCAAAGACAATTTATCGACAGAATCAGAGTCTGGCGGGTTCCTGCTGTTCCCGAACACATACAAGGACATTAAACAGATCGACGTCAAACCGTATGCGATCAACGCTGACCAGATGCGACAGATCCGGGAGAACGTGTTCAATTATTTCGGAGTAAATGAGGACGTACTCCAAAACAAGGCCAAAGGCGACCAGCTTGAGGCCTTTTTTGATGGGGCGATTGAGCCATTCGCGATCCAGTTCTCGGAGGCAGTAACGAAAATGCTGTTCTCAGAGCGAGAGAGGGCGCAGGGATCGCATCTGATCGCCAATGCGAACCGTCTGCAATACATGAGTGTTACGCAGAAGGTCCAGATGGCGAAGGAGCTCGGAGACAGAGGCGCGATCCTCATTGATGAGATCCGCGAGCTGTTCAATTACTCACCGCTTCCGGATGGAGCCGGCCAAGTTGCTCCAATCAGAGGCGAATACAAAGCCACCGACGAACTAACGGAAGGAGACGACAATGGCGAAAAAACAGAATAGGGAATACAGAACCATGACAATCCGGGCACTTGAACCGGAAGAAACAGAAGAGAAGCGCGTCACCGGTTACGCGAGCACGTTCAACGAGCCGTACACACTGTACGAAGACGATTGGATCGTGTACAGAGAGCAGGTCGCACCGGACGCCTTCGACGATGCAGATATGGCGGACGTGATTATGCAATATGACCACCAGGGCCGCGTATTTGCACGAATTAGCAACGGCACCCTAGACGTCGGAACAGACGAGAAGGGTTTACTTGTTGACGCAGATCTCGGAGGTACAGAACTGGGACGCCAGTTGTATGACGAGATCCGCGGAGGCTATACGGACAAAATGTCATTCGGATTTACCGTGGCGACAGACGAAGAACTCAGAAGCGATAGAGAAGACGGTCGCCGGGATATTCTG